GCTAGCGTTTGAGAGATCGAGAGTTGCAAACTCTCGTGACACAGACGATTCCTTCGCCTTACGGCGATGGATGTCTTGCGCCAAATCCAGATCCCATCCGGCGCGGCTTCTAAGCCGCAAACGAATGGAATGTCCAAGACCTTTCTGATAAAACAAATTAATTGCGGGTTCAACCGCAATAGATCTGTCAATCAGGCCGGTCTTCGGAACGGTTAGATAGCGATTGCCTCTAACCCAGGACAAACCTCGATGGCACTTGAGGTCATTTCGACCCCAAGCCGTACCCAAGAACGGTAATATATACCACTTGGCGCCATCAGTCAGTGTGGATGTTGACGACATTTTGTCAGGGACAGTTGTCAGTCGTCCCCGGTCATGAAACGTCGAACCAGGTCCAAAACCACCATTGATCTTATCAAGATCCGGTGGAGCTGAACCGATCCAACTCGCGATTTTCTTTTCAACAGCGACAAAAAATGCCGCTATCGCCTCGTCCTCTCGCTCGTAAGAGTTAAAGAGAAACTTGGAAAGTCGTTCGTTGGTCCGATAACACTGATGTTCTCCATCAAGCCACTTGTTTAAGGCGGCTTGACGTCGATCTACCCCATCCACATCAAGGTTTTCCTTCTTCTTCAGAAGGGAAGTTGCTTGAGCATCAAGGAAGTACTGTTCAGGGTTAAAGTAGTGACGTGGATCTGTCTTTAGCGACAAAATCTGCGCATACTCTTTGTATCGCAGCAGAATTGCTACGGTCAATGAGCGTACGCTTCCCAGCTCCTCCAGAAAAGGGAGAAGCACTCGTGTAGAAGTATTCAACGAGTCCATGCGAATTTCGTCCGTTCTTAGGAATTAAGTCGGGGCGTAGCCGGCAGACACTGCACTCTTCGTGAGCGTTGCCGACATCAGGTTCAAAGCTTGAGCCACCTCGTTGAGGTTGCTCAAAGGAATCCCCTGAGGCATGGTGATAGTCGCGGTGAGAACGACCCTGTCCTTCGCGCTGTAAAGCGTGGTGGTCGAGTCCTGAACAGCATAAGGTTGGACGATTTCGAAAATCATCTGCCGAGCTGTCTTGGGACTGTTCCATTTGCTTGTCAACTTGAAGAACGACCGGAGACCGACTGGAAGTCCGGCTGCAGCACCAGTATCTTGACGCCAAACGGCAGGGGAGTTTTCACCCCCACTGCCGGCAATTTGGTCATAAACGATATCGGTGGTTGTGTCCGCCTTTTTGACGGTGATCGAGGCCATTAAAGGCATGAAATATGCTTTCTTTTGTCCAAAGTGGACGTTAGTGGGTAGTCACCTACTTGCGCAAAAACTGAATCAGCAAGCTGATAGAGGTAGCTGCGCGAGTCACAGAAGGTAACCGAAGCTTTTTGACACTAAAGACAGGGCCTGTAAGTCCAAGCGACCTGACTACATATACGCCATTCGAGCTATAAACCCTATCAGCCTGACCTTGACGTGCATAACCGGGGTTAAGCACAACAACGCCTGCATCTGAGGCTCTAGCAATTGAAACGGAGTACACATTACTTAATGTCATGCCAGCGAAGTCGGAATATGATCTGAGTACATTCCCGACATCCGCAAACCAGTCTACCACAAAGGAGAACGGAATAACTTCCCAAGCGAGAGTAAGAGGGTTTAGAAGCCCATATTGCTCAAGTGAGTGAAGAGTACCGTTACTAACTGCGGCAACAAAACCACCCTGCTTATGATGTATGTTAAGCTGAGTAACGCCACGTTGAGTGACACTACCCAAATTATCATTATATCTAACAGTTTCGCTCGTTGCACCAGTACCTTTGAGGCTCGCGAACTTCTTAACTGGATTATGGAGGATTTCCATAGAGTCATACACGTCCTTGACTAAAGGTTCCCATCCAAAATGGTATTCAAGAAAATTGTTGGCAAAACGTTTATGCACCGATACCCCTCGCGGGATAGCAGTAACATCAACATGCCGACCAAATTTCTGAACACGCATCAAGGCGGGTTTTGCCTCAGCAAGAACACGTGCTGCTCCGACGAAATCAAACTTCCGTAACTTACGTGAGAAGTCCATGAGTTGACCTGCACGCTTCACGATCATGTCGAGTGATTGGCGATACTCGACAAAATCCACACCGAGTGCTGCATTCGTAGCGGTCGCGTCTCGAAACCTCTCGTAGCTAATATTAGCTGCTTGAGGCATGAGGGCTACGCCAC